GAAACAATCGCAAAGGTTCAAGAACTCTACTTAAAAAAGAATTACAACAACAACGTAACAGTTGACCACGACCACAATGTTGAGGGTGTTAGCTTAATCGAAAGTTGGATAGTTGAAGACGAGAAACACGATAAGTCTAACATTTATAAATTAGATGCTGTTAAAGGTTCATGGGTTGTTAAGATGAAAGTTTACAATGAGGAGGTTTGGCAACAAATAAAAGACGGTAAATTCAAGGGGTTTAGTATTGAAGGTAAGTTTGATGGGTTAGATCAACTTGAAGCAGAAAGCCATGAGGATATAATAAACGAAATTAAGGAACTTTTAAAATCAATATAAAATGGGAGTAACAATAATTGACAACACGCAAACGATTAACAACGCTACTTGGAAGGTGCAACCAGACGTACTTGCATCCGAAAGCGGAATAGTAAAAGAAAACGGAACGATCCATTACATAGATGGTAAGTTAAAATACCATGCTGATGGTGTAATTAAAGATGTGGGAGTTGCTACTGACTACGCTTTAACAGTATTGGGTGTACAAACATTGTTACCTGCCGAAGGTGGTGGTGCTGCAATAGGAGACCGTTATTTAGTTTTGGCTTCGGGAGTTGCTGAATGGAATGGTTTCGTTTGGAACTATGTGCTATCAAATACAACGGCAGCAACAGGTACGTTAGTCGTGGACACAAGCTCAAACACTACTTACAGATATAGTGGTTCTGCATGGGTTGTTTACACCGTTCAAAAAGTAATTGATTTAACATTAGCACGAAAAACAGATTCTTACACACTTGTAGCAACTGATAATGGTGAATGTATTGAAATGAACAAAGCAACTGCAAACACTTTAACCGTGCCTTCAGGAGTTTTTACAGCAGGTCAACAAGTATTAATCACACAATATGGAGCAGGTCAAACGACAATTGCAGGTTCGGGTGTAACTTTAAGAAGTGACGGTGGTAAATTAAAAATCAACAGTCAATATTCAAGTGCTACAATTCTGTTTATTTCAGCTACGGAAGCGTATGTATTTGGTAATTTAGCTTTATAATGACCGAGTTTAACGGCAATTTAATACCTTCATTTATAAGATTTAAAGAAGTCACTACCGCATTGGATAGTGACTCTTTATTTATACAACCATTCAATAGTGGCATACCTAAAAAAATACTCATTACAAATTTAAGTGATGAGGATAACGGTGTTTTATTTGGTGGCACTAGTGCAGATGAGGATGTTTATAGCTTAACAGGTGGCGTTGGTGCGAGTATTAATTCAGATATATACAATTTATGAGCGATATAACAAAGAGGATTGTAATTAAAAAGGGAGCAGGTATTGCAACTATTCCTGCAACATCAGACCATAGGGATGGTACGTGGTTAAGCACTGATTTATACATTGGTGAGTTCTACATGAATACTGCAAATGGGAAAATATACACGCGTACATCAAGTGGTATTTCAGAAATAATTTATGATGTTGCGGCTTTTGAAGTGTTAGCAAATAAAGCCACAAATTTCACGGTTTTAAATAACACTAAGTACCCAACAACTCAAGCGGTCGAAAATCAAATTGACGCTAAACTTGTAAGCACTGGCTATTGGAATGTAGCAAGTTCAGAAATTGCAAGGGGTTACAGGGCGCAACACAATTCAACAACTGTACTTTCTGAAAACATTGCAACAGGAACACTACAAGGTACAGCAACAGCAGTGGCAGTGACAACAACTTCCATGCAAACGAAAAAGACGCGTTTAAAAATTGGTGTTTCAACTCCTGCTTTAAATGGTGTTTGCGGTTATAGGTCAACAAGTGCATTCAATATTATTGACATGGGTTGGAGGTTTTGCGTTGCGTTTGGTGTTTCAGATACAGCCTTAAATACAGGCGCGCGCCAATTTTACGGAATGACTTCGGTAACAACTTTGTTGGGAATATCGTCTACTGTTCACGTTGAAAGTTTGACTAACATAGTTGGTATTGGATCGGATGCTTTGGATACTAATTTACAGATATTCCATAACGATGCAACAGGAACAGCTACAAAGATAGATTTAGGAGCTAATTTTCCTGCAAACAGAACGGGAAGTGCAGCAACTGATTTTTTTGTGTTTGAACTTTACAACCCTTTTAACTCAATGACTGTTTATTACAAAGTTACTTCATTGGAAAATAACGTAACAGTTGAGGGTTCAATAACAACAAACCTTCCAAACGACACTACACCGATAACGATGCAAGCAGTTAGAACTTCGGGAGCGTCTTCAAACGCTTGTAGTTTTGATATTTCACAATTAACATTAAACTGTTTATCATGATAGAGGTATATCAAGAAGTGAGAGGTGCTTACACCTATGTAGAAAGTAGCTACTTAAATATAATCAAAGTAGGGAATGAGGTTTTAAATGCGGATGTAACAACCGAGATAACAGCACAGGAAACTATCATAAACAACTACATCTAATTTACAACAAAGACCTTAAATCAAGGTTATATAATTATGAATGAAATCAAGTACATTTTAGAGCAAATCAGAAAGACGAAAACAATAGTGCTAATTATAATTCTGCTTGCTTTCATTCTTTTTTATTACAAGTCATTGGTCACTCAAGTAGTGGTTAAAAAAATTGAAAGTGTTGACGAAGTTAAAAAAGACATTAACAATAATGTTTTAATTCAACAGATGTTAAATGAATTGATGACAAAATATAATGCTGATAGGGCTTATATATTTCAATTTCACAACACGATCAAGTACTACGATGGAACGCATAGAAACCATCAATCAATGACTTTTGAAGTTTGTAACAATGGTATTAGCTCGGAAGCGCATAATTTACAGAATATTCCCGTTAGCTTGTACCCGATGTTCTTACAACAGATAATGTTAGAAAAAATGAATTATTGCCAAATAAACAACATTAAAGAGCAAACGACAAAAGCATCGTTATTTAGGCAAGGAATTCAATCGATATGTATAGCACCATATTTTAAGAGAGGAAGTTTTGTGGCTTATATTGGTATTGATTATGTAAAAGAAAATAAGTGTACAGAGATTGATTTTAAGGAGTTTAAAGAGTTTACAAACGAAATAGGTAATATATTAATGTTATGAGAAAAGGAGGAAAAAAAGGTTGCCAATGTAAAGATGGCACGTACAGTAAAGAATGTTGCGATGGTAACTCTCAAGGGATTGGAAGTACTAACCAACAAACAATTAGTAATGTAAACCACACCATCGAAGTAAGGCAAATTACAACAGAAAGAGGTTAATAAAGTTATATAGTTATGAAAGCAAGAGATAAAATACTAAGCGATATTTATCAAGTTGAGCTTAGCTCTATGGATGTCGAGTTGGGCTTAGTGCAAGACATTGAAAAAGACTTAAATACTTGGTATGGTGCAAGTCAATCTGTTAAACAAGCATTGACTCAATTACGTTCTAAAGTAATAAAAGATAATCAAGAATTAAAACTTGTTTTTCAAGCTATTGATAAAGTAGAAAGAGCAGCCGCAGAACTAGGTGTAGATGTAATTGTTAAACAAGCACAAGATTCAAGAAAAAAAGCACTAAGTATTAGTTCGGGGTTACTTGGAGGGGCTGACGATATTTTTAAAGCAATTGAAAAATTACCATAAATTAAAACAAATATAAATATGACTAAAGAAATAAAAGATGCGTTGAAAACTATCAAGACATTCTTAGGAATGGAAGTGAAGTTAGAGCAAATGAAGTTAGTAGATGGCAACACGGTAATCGAAGCTGATTCATTCGAGGTCGGTGCAAGTGTTATGATTGTAGTTCCTGAAGGTGAACCTGTACCATTGGAAGTTGGTAAATACGAGCTTGAGGATGGTCGTTTACTTATCGTTGAAGAAAAAGGAATGATTGCTTCAATTGAAGAGATGCCAAAAGAAGAGGAAGAGATGCCAGTTGAAGCTGATGTGACTCCAGAGGTTGAAGTGAAACAACCTAAAAAAGTTGTGTCAATTACAGAACAACATTTTGCTGAAATGGAAACAAAGATTGCTGAGCTTGAAACTAAGTTAGCTGCAATGACTCCAGAAGTAATCGAGTTGACTGAAGAGCCAAAACCGATTCAGTATAACCCTGAAAACGCAAAACCAATTGAACATATGGATTTAGCGACAAACACAGGTAAATCAACAAGAGATAAGATTTTAGAAGAAGTATACAATAACAAATAAACAAATAAAAAATGGCTACAACAATCAACATTTCAACTTCATATGCTGGGCAAGATTCTAAGCTATGGGTAAAAGCTGCTTTATTAAGCGGTAACACTTTGGCAAATGGAGGTATGACTATCATTCCTAACATTGCTTACAAAACTACAATGTTCAAAATTGGAACGGACGACATTTTAAAGAATGCTACGTGTGATTTTGATGCTACATCTACTGTAACACTTTCTGAAAGAAGTTTGACTTTAGAGCAATTTCAAGTTAATTTACAATTGTGTAAAAAAGACTTTTTGGCTACATGGCAAGCTGAAGAAATGGGATTCAGTGCAAACAAAGTTTTGGCAAAATCTTTTGTTGATTACTTGTTAGCTTACATCACTGATAAAGTTGCTTCATCTGTTGAGGTTTCTATTTGGAGAGGTACAAATGCAACTGCTGGGCAAATTGACGGTATCGCTACATTGTTAGCTGCTGACGCTGCTTTACCAACTGCGAACGAGGTTGCGGGTTCTTCTGCTATTTCTGCTTCTGCTACGGTAATCGCTGAATTAGGTAAAATTGTAGATGCAATTCCTAATGCATTGTACGGTTCACCTGATTTAAAAATCTACGTTCCACAAGGTGTTATGAAGGCTTACATTAGAGCGTTGGGTGGTTTCTCAGTAGCTGCTACTTCTAACTCTGGTACTGATGCTAAGGGAACACAATGGTACAATGGTGGTGCTTTAACTTTCGATGGTATTCCAATTTTCGTGGCAAACGGATTAGCTGCAAACACTGCTATTGCTGCTGAAACTTCTAACTTGTTTTTCGGTTGTGGTTTATTAAATGATACAAATGAAATCGCGCTTTTAGACATGAGTCCATTGGACGGTTCACAAAATGTACGTTTTGTATTACGTGCAGGTATGGCAGTTAATTACCATTCTGTATCAGACATTGTTACTTACAACATTCCAAACGCAGCTAACTAATTAACTAATTAATAACCAATTAAGGGGAGGGTATATCCCTCCTTTTTTTTTAAACTTTATTTTTATGGCTTGTAATTTAAGTATAGGACGCGCTGAGGCGTGCAAAGAAGCAATCGGAGGACTCAAAGCGGTGTACTTCATTAATTATCAAATAGTACCTGGTGATGTAACGTTTTCGAATGACCTAATAACAGCAGTAACAAACGTGGATAACTTGTACAAGTATGAGTTAAAATCAAACGAGAATGTGTTTGATCAAGAAATAGTTTCAAGCCGTGAAGCAGGGACAACTTTCTTTCGTCAAACGTTAACAATTAAGTTGAAAAAACAAGATACTACAACTCACAAAGAAATCAAATTATTGGCTTACTCAAGACCTCACGTCCTTGTAGAAAACAACAACGGTCAATTCTTTGTTATGGGCTTGTTTAGAGGGGCTGATTTAACGGCAGGTTCAATAAATAATGGTGGTGCCTTAGGTGACTTCAATGGTTACTCTTTAACTTTTGTTGCCGAAGAGGCTTTACCTGCACCATTCACGGACATAACAAGTTCAACTACTATTGTTTCTGACTGTTTCACAGGTGCAACAGTAACAACTGCTTAGTCATGCCTTGTTTAATAACACTTGGACGTTCAGAGCCTTGTAAGGATAGCCTTGGAGGGCTTAAAAACGTTTACTTTATAAATCAAGATTTACAATCAGGAAATATTGTGTTTTACGACCCTTCAGGTACACCGCCTTTTGTAAATACTGATGACGTTTGGTATGTAAATTTTGTTAATTCAATTTACAAATATGAGCTAAAATCTAACGAGAATGTTTACGACCAAGAGATAGTTTCATCACGTGAAAATGGTACAACTTTTTTTCGTCAAACATTGACTATCAAACTAAAAAAACAAGATATTGCAACGCACAAAGAAGTTAAGACTTTAGCGTATGCAAAACCAAGAATTTTAGTTGAAAACAACGAAGGGCAATTTTTCTTAGTTGGTATGTACAGAGGTTGTGATTTAACGGCAGGTTCAATAAATAATGGTGGGGATTTAGGTGGTTTTAATGGATATTCCTTGACCTTCCAAGCTGAAGAGCTACTACCTTCACCATTTGTAATAAATGGCACTAATTCATTTAGGGTTGGACAGGCTTCGACTATACCTTTATCAGCAGCATCGACAATTGTAACAAGTTAATACACGGAGGGGCTTAAAACACCCCTCTTTTTTTTTGCAACAAAAACACTCTTTTTTAGTTATACTATTACATGATAGTATTAACGACATCCACAAGCCCTCAAATAGTTTACTTCGTGCCACGTGAAGGCTCAGGAAACTCCGATAAGATATTCCTTACAGACGAACAGACAAACGTCACTGCAACGATTAATATCACCGCCTATGCAACGGGTGATTATTACCATACGGCAACGGCTACCTTTGGATTAAAAGAAGGTCATACGTATGTTTGTAAGATAGGCAAAACAAACGACATTCGATTTTACGGGCGTATATTTTGTACGAATAACCCAAGCTCAAACTTCACACAAACGGTAACAACAAACGAATTTATTATATATGAATAATAACATTATACAACTATCCTCATATACAGCTCCCGTAATTGTTGAAAATAACAAGAATGAGTGGGTAGAATATGGTGAAGATAATAACTACTATCAGTTTTTAATCGAGCGTTATAGTAATTCAGCAACTAACAACGCTGTAATTAATAACATTTGTCGATTAATTTACGGTCAAGGCTTAACGGCTACGGATAGCGCGATGAAGCCAAACGAATGGGCGCAACTGTTATCTATATTAAAAGAGGATGATTTAAGACGTATTATCTTTGATTTGTACGCATTAGGACAGTGTGCCTTACAGATTCATTACGACAAAGGACATAAAGCAATTACAAGGGCTTTTCACACGCCTATACAGTTATTAAGACCTGAGAAATGTAACAAAGATGGGGACATTGTAGGGTACTTCTATTCTGACAATTGGACGGATCCAAAGAAGTATGTACCTAAAAGATTCGATTCGTTTGGAACATCTAAAAAAGAAGTAGAGATATTGTATTTAGCTCCTTATAGTGCTGGTATGAAATACTTTTCAAATGTAGATTATCAAGGTGGAATTGATTATGCATTGTTAGAAGAAAAAATAGCTGAATACCTTATAAATGAGGTTAGTAACTCCTTTGCTCCCACGACTATTGTAAATTTTAACAATGGTTCACCAACTGACGAACAAAAAGACGAGATTTCAGCGCAAGTAATTGGAAAATTAACAGGCTCAAAAGGTAAGAAAGTTGTTATATCATTTAATGATAACGAAAATACAAAGACAACGGTCGATACTATACCATTGCAAGACGCTGCAGACCATTATTCTTATTTGAGTGATGAGTCAACAGCTAAGATATTACGTAGTCACAATGTAACTACACCTTTGTTATTTGGTGTGACTTCAGCAAGTGGTTTTAGTTCAAATGCAGATGAGATGAAAACAGGAGCGTTGCTATTTGAAAACATGGTTATAAAGCCAAAACAACAAATGATTGTTGAAATGCTTAAAAAAGTGTTGTCATTTAACGGTGTATCACTTAACCTAAAGTTTAAAACATTGAACCCTTTACAAGGGGACGAACTACAACCTGTACAAGATGTTAAAATGAGCGCACAGGATGAGTTAGACGTTGCGAAGTATGGTGAAGACATTGATTTAGACGAATGGGTGTTAGTTGATAGTAGAGAAGTTGATTATGATTTAGAGGATGAGTTGGATGCAGAGCTTGAAAAACTAAACGAGCCTACAACACTATCTAAGGTTTTAAACCTTGTAAAAACAGGTACAGCACGACCAAACGCAAACAGTATACAAGACGGAAAACTTTTTAAACATAGATATAGATATGTTGGTGAAATAACTGAAAAATCACGTTTGTTTTGTAAGAAAATGATTCAAGCGAATAAGGTTTATCGTAAAGAAGATATTGTTAGAATGAGCAATGAAATTGTAAACGAAACACGTACACGTTCAGATGGTACAGTTGGAGGTTTAGGGCCGCGTGGAGCGACTACATACGATGTCTTTTTTTACAAAGGCGGAGGAGCTTGCCATCATAAATGGGTTCGCGAAACTTATTTGAGAAAATCGGATGTTAATTCACCAATTGCACAAAAATACATGAAAGAGTTTAGACCTTCCATAGCTCGCAAACTAGGGGAAATTGTACCAGTAAACGACAAAAAAGTTTACACACGCCCGATTGATATGCCTAACAAGGGATTTTTACCTAAATAATTAAGACATGGCAGAAGCACTATTAATATCAAAAAAAGACTTACAAGAATACACTTCTTTAAACGCAAATACAGACGTTGACAAGGTGATTCAATTTGTTCTTGTTGCTCAAAACATTTGGATTCAACAATACACTGGTAGTAAGCTATTAGATAAGATTAAAGCTGATATTACCAACAACACTCTTTCGGGCAACTATATAACGCTTGTACGGTCGTATTTAAAGCCTATGTTGATTCACTTCACAATGGTTGAATACTTACCGTTTTGCGCTTACACAATTAGTAACAAGGGTATTTATAAGCACCAATCTGAGAATAGCGAAATTGTTTCAAAAGAGGAAGTTGACTACTTAATCGAAAAAGAAAAACGTATTGCAGAATCGTATTCGCAAAGGTTTTTAGACTACATTTGTAAGAACAATAGTTTGTTCCCAGAGTATACAACAAACGAAAATGGTGATGTTTATCCGCAACATAATAACTATCTAACAAATTGGTATTTATGAAGAAGAAAAAAGAGTACAAACCAAAGGAAGAAAATATAATTAAACTTAAAATCTATTTAAATGATATTAGCAAATTACGGGATAGTAAGTAGTAGTGGTGCGTCTTTTGACACGGATGCCCTTTCATTCATAACAGCCGCAAGCATTTCAGATTTAACACAAAAAACAGCGATTAACACGCTTGTAACTGATTTAAAAACTGCAAACATTTGGACTAAAATGAAGGCACTTTATCCATTTGTTGGGGGTACAGCATCAAGTCACAAATGGAATTTAAAAGACCCAAGAGACTTAAATGCTGCATATAGATTAGTGTTCAATGGTGGATGGACGCATTCAAGTACAGGAGCTTTGCCTAATGGTACTACAGGCTATGCAGAAACTTACTTAGCCCCACTTGGTTCATTAACAACCTCTAATTATCATTTAAGCCATTATTCACGCACGCAAATAACATCAACAAACTCTCATGATATGGGGTGTGAACAAGGCGCTCCTTATGGCTATAACTTTGATTTATACCAATATTTTAACAGTGTTTCAGCAAAAGGCTTTTTAGATGGAAGCTACCCATCTGACGCATCTCAAAGCAACAATACAAACACATTAGGTTTATTAATTGGAAATAGAACAGCTAGCACCATTCAAAAAACATTTTTTAATGGCGCTTTGTTAAATCAAAACACAAATTTAAAAATATTGCCATTGCCCTCTACGAATGTTTTTATTGGGGCTACAAATACAGACCAAATTGCAAGTTCTTTTTCAACAAAACAGTGTGGTTTCGCATCAATCGGTGATGGTTTAACAGACACTGAAGCCGCTAACTTATATTCAGCAGTACAAACATATCAAACTACTTTATCTCGTAACGTATAATGAAAGTAAGACAACTAACAATAGAGCAAAAAAACATATTAGTAGGACAAAGCTATGACGGTGTTCAATTTTTCAATCCTACATTAGATGCTAATGGGGTGTGGTTTATTTCAAATGAAGAGTATTTCAATTGCACAACAGATATTTTATTTGGTTGGACATTGCCCGAAATAGACTACAACCCAGTAATAACAGAATTACCATAATGAAACGTAAATTCTACGAGGGGCAAATAATCAACAATAAAGTCGTTCAAACGGTTTGGAGCGACTCAAGTAATTACATGATAAAATTTACAGATGGAAGTTTTGAAGTTATTAAAAAATAGATGGAATGCACCGACACCAAACTTTTGGAAACGTGTGCAATCAGTAGGTATAGCAATCGGAGGTTTAGGAGCGGTTTTAATCGCGCCGCCTTTTGGTTTAGCAATTGCCCCTTACATGGTTGCAGTTGGTTCGGTAGCAGGAGTATTATCTCAATTAACAGTCGATGAGCAACGTTAGAAATTACACAACAGACCAACTACTTGATAGAGTAGAAGAGTTGAAGTCATTCAAAACAATTCCATTAGGATATTGGATAGTAGGAGTCAGAAGCAATGAGGATGCACCAAACAAGTACGACGATAAGTTTTACTTATTCAATAATGAGCAATTTGTAAAAGTTGTTACAGGTACAACTAACCCAGGCACACCAATCTTACAAGGTGGATTCCTTAAATATAATCGAGTAGGTGCCGCGGTTGTTAAGTCTAACGAATGGTATTACGATGTATGGGTTTACGGATTGCACCAAGGTAAGATGCCAGCACTTCGCCAAGTTGGTAACTTTATCGTTTACCGTGATGGAGATAGAGATGGTAAAAGCGAAGAAATCGGCACACCTATAAAAGGGTCTAATTACGGAATCAACTTTCATTCAATATCTAACGATTTATCCGTAAAAAAAATAGGTGAAAACATTGGTGGTTGGTCAGCAGGTTGTCAAGTGTGTAATAATGTAGAACAATACAGCATGATCATAAATTTAATTAAAAATCAAAATAGAATAACATACTGTTTATTAGAAGAATTTTAGTACCTTTATACGTGTGTTTTGGAGCGGTTTAGAAATAAATCGCTTTTTTTTTGCTTTAAAGCTTGCGTATTAATAATAAATATTTAAATTTGTAACATAATTAAAAACATAAACACAATGAAAACAGCAGATTTAATTGAAAGCCAAATTTCAGAAATTAGAGAAAATTTTGGTTATGGTAACAAATGCGAAAAAGTACCGTATTCAGAAAAGTTAAAAACCGAAGTACAAAAACTTGTCGGAGAAAACTATTTATTCATTCTTAAAATTATGGGTCATGAAGCACGCTAGAACTTTATTATACATTTTAATATGTATTATTTCAGTAGGATTTGTTAATCAGTACTGGAACACATCCACAGCAATATGGATTGGGTTTGGATTATTAGGTTGTTATTTAATCGGTAGAAGTTATGAAGACGTTAATTAAAAAAATATTTAAGGTAGACACGTTAATTATGCCTTCTGACGTGGAATTTACAAAGATTGACAGCGATAGTGTATGGGCAACGTTTGAAGACCTTAGAGAACGTCTTTACATACAAGACGGTTTAGTCTATGATGAACCTGGCAACCGCATCTGTACGACAATGGAACTTGAGCAGTTTAACGAGTTTGCAGAAATAAACAAATGTATAACATGTGGCGGTTCTGGTGAGTACATGGTTACCGATTACGACCAAGACGCACCATTTCAAAACATTCTAATAAACTGTTATTGTGAAAAGCCCTTCGAGTTATGATTACATTTACGAACGTGTACGTAACATGCTCGAAGCTGGCTGGATACAATTGGACATCGCTAAACATTTAAACGTACCCATTGCAACCGTTGGACACGCGATCGCAACATGGGAAGGAAAAAAATATATAACAAGCCTATATTTTGGGCATAAAAACGAAGCATATTATGAAGAAAATTACATTTATCAAGCCCCTACTTATGACGAGCTTTCTGATGATGAGCAGTATATCTGGCGCTCAATTGACTTTACAGCAAATCAAAGACAAGGGGATAAAACATCCTGAAATTGTTTACGCACAATATCGCCTTGAAACAGGAAATGGAGTTAGCAGAGCATTTACCGAATATAACAATGCGTTTGGATTCATTTATAAGGGTCGTTTAATGCGTTTTAAGAGCGTTGACGCATGTGTAGAGTATTACAAGACTTGGCAGGATAAAAGATACGTTAAAGGGGATTATTACGTGTTCTTGCAAAAAATAGGATACGCAGAAGAAGAAGGATATATTCAAATGTTAAAAAAGTTTTAAAATGAAAATATTAAATTTATACGCTTGTTTGGGGGGGAATAGATATAAGTGGGATGAAGTAGCAAAAGAAAAAGGAATTGAAATTGAAGTTACAGCAGTTGAATTAGATCCTGAAGCAGCTCGTTTGTATCAAGAAAGATTCCCAAACGACAAAGTGATAGTTGCAGATGCTCACCAATATTTATTAGACCACTTTAAAGAGTTTGATTTTATTTGGAGTTCACCACCATGTCCAAGTCATAGTAGGGCAAGATTTGCGAGAAGAAATACAACAACTGCTATTTATCCTGATTTAAAATTATATGAAGAGGTTTTATTTTTAGAAAATTATTTTGATGGTAAATATTGTGTAGAAAATGTAATACCATACTATGACCCATTAATACCTGCACAAAAAAGAGGTAGGCATTTATACTGGACTAACTTTAATTTACCAAATGATTTGAATGAACGTAAATCATCAATAATGGAAGGTAAGGATGAAGTTAGTAAATGGTGTGAATTTCATAATTATGATTTTAGACAATACAAAGGTGAACAAAGACTTGATAAAATGGCTCGAAATTTAGTAGACTATGAAGCAGGGCGCACAATCTTTGAAGTCGCTTTAGGTGTATACAACCAAAATAAAAATACTAATCAATTAACAATATTTTAAAATGAAAAAGATAATTATAGCAGCAGCATTGCTAATGGTAGGATGTGCTAAAGAAGAAATAAAACAGTGTGATTGTTTACGCATAACTGACATCAAGCATGATTCAATTGTAATGTATAAAAACAATATCTACACCGCCGAAATAACAACCATAAGCGATTGTACATTTCTAAAAACAAAACGTATGTTTAGTAGTGAAATAGAACCATATAAGCAAAACAAAGTCGGTGAATGCTGGCAACCTCCTTTTTAACCAACTAAACCGATCTAACAAGTCGGTTTTTTTGTGATTCGTAAAAAAGTAAAAATTACATAAATAATTATTTCGGTTTTTATCCTTTCATTATCAGTATTTTGAAACAAAAAATAAAATATCCAAGTTACATCGCCCTTAGTAGTAGTAGTAAAACATTTATTTTTTTTTCTGAAAAAAAAGTTGACAAAGTGACTTTTTGATTATAACACTCTAAACAACAACGTGTTAACACCGAAAAAAACCGTCACTTTTTACTTTTTAAATATTTCTAATTTTTCTTATTTAGACTCAATATAAATTAACATTTTTTTTTTATAATTGTGTATTTAATTAAAATGATTGTTTATATTTGTACCATAATTATAGTAGTGGTAGCTATATTAAGAAACTTATTAAATTCCTCGAGTTGAAGTGACTACCACCACGGATACTCGGGGTTTTGTTTTTTATGAACAATTTTACATTTGTAAGGAGGGCAACTCCAAAAGACCTTGACATTAGAAAGTTAAGAATTGAAAAGAGTCAAAACAAAGCAACACTTGACCAACTTCAAAATATTTCTGATTTAATTATTAAAGTTCATAATTCATATTATGAAGAGAAATTAAACGAGTTCATTAAAAAAGTCACTTTACAAGAAGAGGAACAAAACTTAAAGTTTAAAACTAACTCTGACAAGTTCAATAGAATGGTTGAAACGATAACATCAGGAGTTAAACCAACTTTGAAATGTAATTGTATGGGTGATTTAATGTATATTAATAGCACCTATCAAATGGTTGGATGTACAAATTATAGAGATGTTAACTTTGAACATTTTAAAATGTACAAGCCACAACAGTATAATAGTGAATGGACGTTAGAAAAAAAGATTGAAGAGTTCCAAGTTTCTAAACATTATTTATCTGCTATTTGCAAAGCATTATCAATAAAAGTAAAGGCTTCTGACTTATATGAATTTTTAATCTTAAACAAAATTAAACTTCATAGAGAGGATATAAATAGAGAATTCTTTTACACTGCAAGAAATGCTCAAGAGCTATCAAGAAAACGAGAAGATTTAATCTATTCAGAACTTTCTAAAAAATATGATAGGCTTGAAAAACAATTAGTGATAGCTTATCAATATTCTTATGAGAATTTTATTAGGTTTGCAATTCCAGATGTTATTGTTTTTGATGATAAGAACATAATTGTCTATGAACAAAAGAAATCAATAGAAAACATTAATCTGTTACAAACAGAATTGTATGTTGAATTGATTAAGCAAATGGTAGATGATTCTTATGATGTACTTGTAAAGTATGTTATTGAAGAAGATTATCCATTTATGCCTGAATTTGTAAATAAACATGAAATATTAACCTTAAATACTTTATAATGATGATTGATTTTGCTTATGACCTTCTTAATGAAGGTTTAAACCCCCTGCCCTTAAATAGTAATAAATCACCGAAACTACCTAAAGGACATAATTATTTATATGAAAAAGTAAAAGAGGAAGATGTAGAAAAATTGTTTGCTTTTGCCGATAAGATTGGTATTGCTTGCGGTTTAGTTTCTGATGGTTTTTACTGTATTGATTTCGACTGTCATAATGGGGAGGACGTTGGAGCGATATATTCTGATTTTATAGATATACCATTTGTTTATTCATTACTTGAAGAGGGTAAACTTTCTGTATATAAAACAATGGGTGGAGGATTTCACGTTTATTTCAGATATACAAAAGACGTTTTAAAAGGGGATGTTTTCTCATATTGGGAAACTAAATCTGTAATGATTGAAATACGTGGAAATGGTCAATATTGCGCTTGCTATCCAAGTGAGGGCTATACTCATTTAACAGGAGTTGAATATTTAAAACTAAGTGAAATTGAATCTGAAAAAGAATGGTTAGCAATTAAAGATTATGCTCATTCATTTAACAGATACAAAGAGATTGTTAGTAGAACAAAGATTTCATCCAACGATAAGAAATGGGCGGAATCATGGAAAAATGATACACCTGACGGAAAATACAATTTAGAGTTTGAAGAAGAGGCAAAAGATTTATTGTATAAATCAGGATGGCAATTAAGCACGGTAAAACAAGATAATGTTGAATATTGGACAAGACCAAACAAAGACGCAAAAGATGGTTTTAGTGCAACATTTGGACATTTTAAAAGTATGTTTTATATTTTTTCTGAAGATGCAAGTTGTGAACCATTTAAATCAAGACAAGCATATAGCCCATTTAATATACTTACTGAATTAAAGTACGATGGTGATTGGAAAAGAGCAAAAGACGATTTAAGAAAGCGGTTTAACATGGTCGACAATGAAGAGTTTTGGTCGACAACAGAAAAAGGAAACTACTCACTTAATAACAAGCGATTCAAGGATTTTTTAGAGTCAAACGATTTCTTTAAAAACTCACCTAACGAGGGCAGTACATTTGATTTTATACATAAAGATGGTATATTCTTAAAAATTGTTTACGAAAAAGACATGAAGGATTTTGTTATTGATTGGGTAGAGCGAAATAAATGTGACGAGGGTGTATTTAATTTAATTACAGGAAACTTAAAGTTTTTTAAACGTGACTATTTATCACTATTGAAGTCTAAACCTATCAGAACTTTAAAAGACACGAAAGACAATTGTTTTATTTATTATCAAAACTGCATTGTAAACATCACAAAACAAGGTAGGTCAGTTATGAGTTATTCTGAGATTGATTCAGGAGTTTGGAGGGACCAAGTAATTAATAGAGATTATTTCCCTATTGACCACCACCCATCAGAATACAGGCAATTTATTTGGAAAATATCAGGGCAAAACGAACAAAAATATAAAGCATTTCAAACTGTTATAGGTTACTTATTGCACTCTCATAAAACGAATTCTAACAACAAAGCGATAGTATTTAATGATGAAGTAATTTCAGAGAATCCAAACGGTAGAAGTGGAAAAGGTGTATTTTGGAATGCGTTAAAACATTTGCGTAAAGTTCAATCATTGGATGGTAAAACATTTGATTTTAACAAGTCATTTCCTTATCAGAACGTATCGACAGATTGCCAGGTATTAGTATTTGATGACGTTAGAAAAAACTTTAATTTTGAGAATCTATTTAGTGTTATTACAGAGGGGATAACAATTGAATATAAAGGAAAAGACTCCATAAAATTAGACGTTACAGAATCGCCTAAAATTATAATTACAACAAACTACACAATTAACGGAGATTCAGCTTCATTTTTAGCACGTAAATACGAGGTTGAAATGAGTAGTTATTTTAATGATAAGTATACACCTTTACATGAATTTGGTCATCAGTTGTTTAATGATTGGGATCAAGAAGAATGGTCACGTTTTGACAACTACATGATGGAATGTGTGCAAATATATTTAGAGAATGGATTGATTGAAATGCCTTTGTTTAATTTAGCTTATAGAAAATTAGTTAATGAGATTTCAGATGAAATGTTGATTTTCTTTAATTCAATTGACAAAAACGAATGGTTAAAAGTAAAAACCGTTTATGATAATTTACTTGACTCATTCCCTGAATTAAGAAAACGAAATATTTCACAAAACATAATGACAAGGAACCTAAAGAAATTTTGCGAGTTTTACGATTTTAATTTTGATAGCTCGTACAGTGGGGGAATTGGAAAAATAAAAATAGAAGTGATTGATGAACTAACTAAACCTGAAGAGGAATGTCCATTTTAAGAGATTACCAAACTGAGATATCGCAAAAAGCGTGCGGTATTCTCAAAGAAAAGCGAATAGTTTACCTAATGATGCAAGTACGTACAGGCAAAACTTTGACCGCTTTAGAAACCGCCAAACTATACGGAGCTAACAACGTCCTGTTCTTAACGAAAAAAAAGGCTATAAGCTCAATTGAAAGCGATTACAGTAACTTTGGTTATAAGTTTAATCTAACCGTTACAAACGATGAGCAGTTAGCTAATATCGAAGGAAACTTTGATTTAATAATCCATGACGAGCATCACAGATTCGGAGCATTCCCAAAACCATCAAAACGAGTAAAAGAATTTAAACTTAAGTTTTCACGTGTACCAATGATTTTTTTAAGTGGTACACCAGCGTCCGAAAGTTATTCTCAAATGTACCACCAATTTTGGGTTAGTTCTTATTCTCCATTCAAAGATGTTAATTTTTACAAGTGGTCAAAGACATTCGTAACCGTGAAACAAAAGAACATGGGTTATGCAATGATTAACGACTATTCAGATGCAAAAATTGCATTGATTGACGAAGTAATACAACCGTACATTATTAAGTTTACTCAAGAACAAAGCGGATTTGAAAGCAAAGTAAAAGAACACGTGATTTATTACCCTACATTATGCAGAAACTTAATAGAACGTTTAGAAAAAGACTTAATAATTGAGGGTAAAGAAAACGTAATATTAGCAGATTCGGGAGCAAAATTAATGCAGAAAGTTCACCAATTAGAGAATGGAACTATTAAGTTTGAGTCGGGCAAATCAATGATTCTTGACACTCGCAAAGCTGAATTTATTAGAGACTACTTTGAGGGTAAAAAGTTAGCTATATTTTACTATTACGTTGAAGAACTTGAATTGTTAAAACTTGTATTTCCCAACTCTACGAGTGATTTAAACGAGTTTAACACATCGGACAAGCATTACGTTGGACAACAGTACAGTTCTGCATTAGGCGTGAATTTAAGTAAGGCGCATTGCTTAGTATTTTATTCATTTGGGTTCTCAGGAACAATGTTTATTCAAGCAATTGACAGGTTAACGACTAAAGACCGAAAAGAAAACGATGTGTTTTTTATCTTTGGCAAAGATTCGTTGACCGAAAAGATTTATAAAACAGTATCACAGAAAAAAAACTTTACTTTAAAACAATATGTTAAAAATAACTAACGAAGACAACATGGAGCTTATGGCTCGTTATCCTGATAACTATTTTGATTTAGCGATTTGCGACCCTCCTTATGGGATAGGAGCAGACAAAGCACAAAATAATGGTGGCGAACAATTTGGTTATAAAAAATATAAAGACAGTGACTGGGATAGTTGTATACCAAATGCAGAATATTTTAAAGAACTTAAACGAGTTTCTAAAAATCAAATTATATGGGGAGGTAATTATATGACTGAACATTTACAACCATCAATGGGTTGGATAATTTGGGATAAAGGACAAAGAGATTTTTCTTTAGCAGATGGTGAAATGGCTTGGACTTCTTTTAATAAAGCTATGAGAATATTTGAATTTAGTAGAGCAAGTTGTATAAAATCAAATAATACAGCAATAGAGAAATTCCATCCAACTGCCAAACCTTTTGAACTTTACAAATGGATTTTAGATAAATACGCAAAAAAAGGCGATAAAATACTTGACACGCATTTAGGAAGTGGAAGTATTGCAATAGCTTGCCACGATTACGGTTTTGATTTGACAGCCTGCGAATTGGATAAAGAGTACTTTGACAAAGCTATGCAACGTATTAACAACCATACAGCACAACAAAAACTATTCTAATGAGCGAACAAGAACTACAAAGTAAATGTATTAAGTATGCTAAGGCTAAAGAATGGTTTGTTTTAAAAGTGATACGGTGTAATATTAGTGGCTACCCTGACTGCACGCTATTCAAAGACGGTAAAACGATATTTGTTGAATTTAAAGCGGAACGTGGCATCCAATCGCATTTACAACAATACGTTGAAAAACAATTGATTGACCAAGGCTTCAAATATTATTTAATAAAAAGTTTAGAAAAATTTAAAGAAATACTTGCAGATTAATAATTAATGATTATATTTGTAACATAACTAAACAAAACACACAATGAAAACAAACCTCAGAAAATTAGCTTTGATCCTTCGGAAGGTAGACGCTAGCAAGTTCATTTACATTAGCACATCAAGACATGATATTGTACTTGGAGCTATGAAACAAGATGTATTAATTGACGACTTAAATATAAATTGGGATTCAATTGAATACGATTTAGAAGTTACAATCTTTAAGAAAAACAACGTTAAACTATTTGTATCATGAAAAATTTATACAGAGCGTTGGCTAACTTCCAACAAGAAGTGCCAACAATACACAAAGGGACTGCAGGTTATGGCTACTCGTATGCAGACCTTACAGCGATTTACAAAGTAATCAATCCATTAATGAAAAAGCATGGGTTAGGTTTTACGCAACCAATCGTAAACAATCAAATGAAAACAATAGTATTCCACATTGTAACCGGTGAGTCTATTGAAAGCATTGCAGACATTCCGATGAACGTGCAGCTTAAAGGAATGAATGATTACCAAGTTATGGGGTCTGCGTTTACTTACTTTAGACGTTACACCTTGAGTTCTATGTTAGGACTCGTTACAGATAAAGACATCGATGCAAGTGGCGAGCAAACAGGCAAACGTAAAGAAACAATAACCGACGAGCGTTTGGCTGCTGCACTTACTAAAATTAAAGATGGGTCGTACACAATGGAAAAGCTAAAAGAGAAGTTTGAATTAACCGCTAAACAATTAGAGCTATGTTAGAAAAATCACTTTACAAGATTAATGCTGAATACATGGAGTTATTTGGCAGGATAGAAATGGCAGAAGGTGTATTAACGCCTGAGTTAGAAGAAGAGCTAATCATTAAAAAATCGGAGTTAGAAGTTAAATCTATTGCTTATGTTGAAGTTATTAAGCAAAGAGAAAGCTTAAACGACAGGATAGATGATGAAATAAAACGATTACAATCAATTAAAAAGCACAATGACACATTGGTATCGAAACTTAAATCAAATCTATTACAAGCCGTAAATATATTTGGTAATTATGAGGCAGGATTCTTAAAATTTAGCACACGTAAATCTAAGCAAGTAGTTATTGATTACGATGTGAATGACTTGCCAAAGCAATATAAAACGGTTAAAGTAACTGAAACAGCAGATAAGGTGGCAATAAAAAAAGCGATCGAAAGCGGACAAGAAGTTTATGGTTGCAGATTAGTAGAAAACATTAACTTAGCAATAAAATGAACGATTTGTATTATGAATCCACACATGAGATTCAGCAATTAGAAGGAGAAGAATTAGAATATTATTTAAAAACAATATGAAAAGAAGTATAGTTGACTTTAGCGACATACCTATCGACGAGATAAGGATGCGGTTAAAGTACCAAAAGAAAAAGTATAGTGTAACAGAGTGCGTCAAAGAGGCGTTTAAAATAGCAAACAATAAAATAAAAGAAGATGAGCAAAAATGAAATGAAGTTTGTAGGTAAGATTACCAACATTTTAGAAGTGGTTGAAGTAGGAGCAAACAAGAAAGTAGAGTTTGTAGTGACTGAAACAAATGGAGAGTATCCTCAAGCGGTAAAGTTTGGAATCTTCGGAACGGACAAAGTAGATAAGTTTATCCAATACAATAAGGTTGACCAAGAAGTTGAGGTGTTGTTTAACTTTAAGACCAACGAATGGCAAGGGAAGTATTTCACGTCAATAGATGCGTGGAGAGTTAATAAAGTTGAATCATTAAGTGAATCAATAGAAGAAACACCATTTTAATATGAAGAAAGACGTTAAGAGCCTTGCTGACTTAAGTGAGGCTAAACGCCTAAAGGCGATTGAATACTACCAACACATAGCTCGTGCAATGATGTTATGCCAATCTGCACTACATTCACTGGATGACGTGTCAGACAATATGTTTCATAAACACGAAATTAAACGTACAATTAATCAATTCATAAATGGTGTTGAAAGATTCGCGACTACATTTGTAGAAAACAACAACGAAACAATGGCTCAGACTTACAGCAATATCATCAAACAGATTGACGAGTTCAAAGAAAACATTAAAGTACAGATACAATGATTTCAAGAAACAACAAGAACAGGAATCGTTGGATGATAGCAATGCAGTTTGATATCGACCGTTGGAAGTTTAGAGAGAATAGGGTAGGAGTAAAGAATTTAGGACGTATGATTAGACGTGCAATAAACGAAAAAAACGATGACAACAATTAAAGAAGAAATAGAGCAGTTGAAAGGAATGTTAACGGGGGACATCTTTAAAGATGGAGACATCCAACAAAAAATCTACGATTTGAAAAAGCAGCTTAACCCTGAGATAGTAGATAATCCTGAATTAGATGAAGATTTTGGAGAATGTGAAGCATGTGGAAGTTAATTAAATAAATTATGACAAGAAAAAAAGCAAATGAATTTCTTTATTCACTATGGGAGAATAGAGAAGTACCCTCAGATTTTACTGAAGACCATTCAGAATATGATAGGGCAGTAGAATTGTTAATTAAAGGGTTAGATTGGGAAGAATATGTAAAATTAGAAGTATTATGAAAGTATGAAAATTTGTTTTATATGCAAACGAAATCTACCCTTGTTTTTGTTTTTAAAAGATGATTCCAAATACCAAGTCAAAGCCGAAAAAGGCAAAACAAAAGTATGTAGATTGTGTAATATAAAGCGAAGTTTAAAAACAAATAGTATCTTTGCAAGGGTAGATGGGAAATTTATAACAATAGAAAAAAGTAAGATTCAAATAATAAAACACTTTTTAAAATGAAGATAAAAATTAGTACAAGGGTAGTATTCATCTTCAAGAACCACGTTGTTAAAGTCCCTATCAGTTTACGTGGGTACTTGCAATGTTTACAAGAACGCGACCTTTGGGATAAGTACAAAGATTTAGGTTTATTAGGCGACCTTTATTCTTACAAACGTGGAATAATCAGAATGAAACGATACGACCCTATTAAGGCAGTTGACCATTACGACATAGCAATTGTAAAAGAAGCTATTAAAGAGCTTGATATTGATATGTGCGACCTTTACAACAAAGCTAATTGGGGAGAACTAAATGGTAAAAGATACCTAATTGATTACGGTATTAATGAAGAAATAAGTAAAATGTATAATTTATGAAAATAAGATGTATTGAAAAACACTTTGCCAACGTAACCTACGGTAAAGTGTACGACGTAATAGCGCAAACAAAGAGTTATATTTGGATAATGAATGACAAAGGGCAGGAACATCAGTTTGACACGATTGAAAAGTACTTTGAAGTAGTTACAGATAACGCCCCAAGTTATTACAATAATGAGAAAGGTAGCTTGTACAAGTTTGCAGAAGACCATGATCTAAACTCATACGAATTTGATTTGGTTAAACGTCTTGTAAGATGCAGAAAAAAAGGTAACTTTGCACAAGACCTTGAGAAAACAAAGTATTTAATTGATTTATATTTAAAAGAATGGAAAGAGAAATAATTAATTGGGCTAAGGCTAGAAAGTTAGACAACCCCGACAATAAGTTTCAACAACTTGCAAAGGTTATGGAGGAGGTTGGAGAGCTATCATCTGCAATACTAAAGCGAGATATTTCAGAAACGATTGACGCGCTTGGAGACACTTACATCACACTTGTAATATTAGCTAATCAAATGGGCTACTCATTAGAAGATTGTGCAAAGAGAGCCTTTAAAGTTATTGAATACCGAAAAGGTAAAACCGAAAACGGAACGTTTATAAAAGAATAATTTGTATATTTGCATAGCATATAATTAGTTTTAAACCCTTGCAGCAATTGTTGTAAGGGTTTTTTTGTTATCTTTAACCCCATGAATTTAATTGAAATAGCAAAGTATCACAACGAATGGGTACGAATTGTTAAAAGATTCGGAGCCAAGACAGATGCCGAAGACATAGTACAAGATATGTATCTAAGGTTTCACAAATACGGTAAAGGTCAAGTAGTAACCAAGTCATTCATATGGATAATGCTGCGCAACTCTTTTTACGATTCATGCAAGCGTAATGTTTCAACAGTAGACATCGACCTACTTGTTGACTTATCAGAGGACGAAAACAACAAAACCTATGAAATAGAGTTATACTACCAAAGTGTGGAAGATGAAATAAAATCCTGGGAATGGTTCGACCAACAACTATTTTTATTATATTTGCGAAGCGGAAAAAGTATGAGAGAATTAGAAAAGGAGACTAAAATAAGTTTGACCTCTATTTTTCACACTATTAAAAAATGTAAAAGAAAATTAAAGATATGGCAAAAAGAATATCAAAAGGATTTGGAGATACAGTAGCTAAGTTTACAGAAGCAACAGGGATTGACAAAGCAGTTAAATTCATTGCAGGTAAAGATTGTGGCTGCGATAAACGTAAAGAAGTACTTAACAAACTATTTCCTTACAAAACTCCAGAATGTTTAACAGAAGTAGAGTACGAGCACTTAACTTTTTTATTACCTAAATTTAAAAAGACAGATGAAGCAAGACCAAGTGAACAGCTTCTTTTTCTTCAGATTTACAATAGAGTCTTTAAAACAAACGAGCGACCAACTTCATGCGGTGGTTGTCTTAACCAATTAATAAAAAACATAAAACAGGTTTATGACTCTTATGAAGGGCAAGGCGGATTTTTAGGGTAATTGAATAAACAATACAAAATCAATGGCAGGAACAGGAGGATCGAGACCAGGAGCAGGTCGTAAACCCAAAGATGAGGAGAACAGAATCAGAGACTTAATGATTCCCTATTCGCTTGATGCAATACAATGTTTGGCTAATATAGTAGTTAGTGATAAGTCAAAGGATGCTGATAAAATTAGTGC